TCTGAACCCTTGCGCTTCTTTGTCCACCTCATGCCGCGCAAAATATGACACCATGCGGCCAATGGTTTCGTCGCTCAGGTCTTTGCGATTCGATATGTCTCGCGCCCGTGCCACGCCCACCTCAGTACCGCCACGGCCAAACTCAGCACGCCAATCCAACCCGCGCTGCGCTTCTTCGGCCATTGCTTGTGTTGGTACTGGCATCTTATTGGCCCTGATTATTGCCCAAAGATGCCAAAGGCGCGAGGTTTACCTGGGCAGTCAATTCGTCTGCGCCATCCATCCTCGGCATATTCTCAAGCTGTCGCCATTCGTTGCGCGTCATCAAGCCATTTTGAACAGCCTTGGAACCAGCGTCCAAGCGATCTGCCAAAGACCCGCGCAAGATGGCATCGAGCGAAAACTCAACTGTGAAAGTTTGCCGCTGGGCTGGGGTCAGCACCCTGCGTTCGAGCGATTGCTCCAAAGCCTCAAGCATTGGCCGCAGTTTGAATTTGTAGAAACCCTCGATCAGTTGGCTGATACCTGTTCCCCAGGTGGTGGTCTTGGCTGTGTCGTTAATCAACACAGACGAAATGCCAAACCACCGGGCGATGTCTTCCACCGAAAATTTGCGGGTGTCCAGCAATTGCAGGTCAGCAGGCGACATGCTCAATGGCTCGAACTTGGCCCCAGCCTCCAGCACCAGCAGATCATCGTCATTGCCTTCGACCAGGCCACGATAGTTCTTGCGGATCGCATCGCGCTGCTCTTCTTTGAGCACCTTGTCGATCATGAAAACGCCAGGGCGCTTTGCAGATTTGCGGAATACGTTAGAACTGTGGTTTTGTGCGTCGATAGCCACGCCGACAGAATTGCGCATGTAATCAAGGCGCGACATGCCGATGACACCGTTGCCCTTATCGCGCCAGTGCCAAATGCTCGACTCAGAATAGTGAACAATTTGACCTTCATAACTGTATTTGTAAACCAGCGAACGATCTGGCAAAACATCGATTTCGATCTGGTCGGCTGACAGCGGCCACATCTCGATCACTTCGCCCCTGTCATTGCGCACCAGTCGCGCATAGGCATTGCCGCGCAGCAAGTAATTCAAAACTGCGTATTGCCAAAACTCCATCGGGGTGTGCCGACGATTCGGGCTGTCGTGCAGCAGCGTCCACAATTGTGTATCTCGGGCCAGTTCTTTGTTGCCCAGCGTGTCATTGGCACGCCTGTAAACGAACAGAGGCAATGACGCGATGTTGTCGGTCAGCAGTTCAACAGCGGCCCAGACCGCGCTGACCTGCAATGCACCGTCGATGCCGTAATCTTTATTGTTGTCATAGACACGGGTAAAAGGCTCTCCATACTGGATGCCTTCTTGCTGCCCGGTAGAGCCGACATTGCCAAACCAGCGCCGCAGTGATTGGTAGATTGTGCCCATGTCTTTAACTGTATTTGATTGCCAGTGGTGAACTCAGGTAATCGTCAAAATCGCCATCGTCCTCGTCGTTGTTGGTCATTGCCGCAGCAATCGCCATCGCAAGTGCCACCGCCCCGTCAATTCTACCTGTGGCCTTTGCCTTGTTCAGTTTTCTGTTGCCAGCCGCATCACGTTCAATCCGAGCATTCGCCATGCACATCGTCAAAACTGGATGACCACCATGCGCGATTTGCTCATTGAGCAGCAATGTCTCAAGCTGATCCACCGCCGGGGCCATATCTTTGAAGCCCTGACCGAATGGCTCTAATGGTATGTCAAAACCTATATTTTCAAACTCTTTTTTCAGTAAATCAAAGCGCCAGCGGTCAAAATTGGCTTTTTCCACCCTGCAATCGGCCAAAATTTCGCTGATTTCACGCGCCACAAACGAATAATCCACCGATGCGCCTGGTGTTGTTCGCAAAAATCCTTGGTTGACCCAAACGTCATAAGGCGATCTGTCGCGCTTTGCCCTGTCTTTCAAGCCCTTTTCAGGTGTCCAAAAGTAGGGTTTAACGTGATATTTCCCCTCTTTTTGTGCGATCAAAACCATGGAAGTCAGGTCATTTCGCCCTGATAAGTCGATGCCCACCATGATTTCGGTGTCATAAAACGCTGATTCGTCAGGGTCTTGGCTGTTGAGCAGCCAAATGCCGCGAGAAATGAATGGCGCGACCATCTCCACGCGTTGATTTAGCACCAGGTTGCGAAATGTCGGCTCAAAACTGGGCATTCGGCTTGCGCGATCAGCTTGTTCCTCCACATCGGCCAAACTTCGGAATTTTCCGAGCGCCGGATTTGCCAAAGCCCATGCTGCACGGTCATCCAGTGGGCAATCCTTGGGCGCTACGTACAAGTGGCAGACAATTCGCTTGTCTTGGCTCTGAATCGCATCATCCAGCCAAATACTGAACAGATCGGCATCGCTGCTGGCCTGCGTGCTGATCGCAAACAGCATCGCATCGGAATATGCGCCCTGCCCGGTGATGATCGCATCGATGAAATCAGACTGCGACCCCTTGACCTGGCCGACCTCATCCAAAATCGCAAGCACTGGCGATTTGCCATGCGCCGTTTTGCCCTCGGCGCTTACCGCCTGATACTCGACATTGCGTGCCAGCCCAATCAGCTTCTTTGAACTTGGCACGATCCTGATGACATCGCTCAGTGCTGGAGACATCATGACCATCTTGCTGGCATAGTTGTAAACCTCGGCTGCCTGCTCTTTGCTCATCGCACCAGAAATGATCCGGCTGTTTTGCTTGGCCTCTGGGCCTGCGATGTGCGCCAGCAAGATGCAGGCAATGGTGGCCGTTTTGGAATTCTTACGGGCAATTGACAAAAAAGCCCTGCGCGTGCCATGCGGGTTGTCGTAGATTTCTAGGATGAATTTGCGCTGGAATGGCTCAAGCCTGATCGGTTTGCCGATCAGATCGCCCTCGGGCACGATCAGATATCGGCTAATAAACTCACAAACTCGTTCACCTCTTGTGAGCTTTTTTTTCATATCAGGCTTAGAAGTTTGTTCTTCTTCGCGTTGTTTTCTTTTGCCCATAGAGGTCTCAGGTTTGACAATTGATTTAAAAAAATCACATCTTCAACTGTCTTTGCTGTGCTTATCGGAATGATGTGATCTATCTGCCAATCACCCATGTTTTGCCAGCCCATTCCTTTTTCAAATTGTCTCTCGATGTGCTTTACAAACTCCGAAACAGAATAGCCCAACTGCGTAAATGTTGGCGATGTTTTTATTGCTCCAACCTGACTCAGGGCATGTCGGTGCAATCTGCTGATTCGCGCTTGCATCGCTCTGTTTGGATCGCTGGCGCGTCTTTTCCTCTGAACTGCTGCGTTTTCTTTCGCACGCTGCTTCCTTTGTTCATCGGTCAAGAATCGTTTTTCTCTTCCTCGTTTTGCAGCTTCTTCTTTTTGAAAACAGCCACAAGACATGGTTTTTGATGGTGTTGTTGTTGTTGTTTTTGATCCGCAATCACACAAAGCAAGCCAAACACTGTGTCGATGATTGTTCTCGCCCAAACACTCAAGAAAAACTAATCGTCCGTTTCTCGTCCCAGTCCTGTCAATAAACCTTGGACTTTTCCCTGTGATTTTTGAAACGCCTTTCATAGAAAAGTATTGTACCCTTCATTTAGAGGAATTAGAAAAAATCAAGAGGCCAACAGGTCATCTTCAAGCATTTCTTCCTTGGTGGCCCTGCTTTCGCGCTCCAGGCTGCGTTTTTTTGCCAAGTCACGGGGATCAATGCCAGCCGCCGTGCCAGCGATGCGCAAAGCACGCATCAGGGCCATTTCACGCCGTGCCAGTTGCTCCAGCACCGCATGGCGCGGATTCATCATGGATGTGCCTCGCGCATTCTCGATCACGCTGCCCTCGGATTCGAGCAATTCGGATTCTTTTTCGATGTCATATTGACACCGGGCCAATTGTGCGGCCACCACCAAGTCGGTTTCGATCCATTCGCTTCGCGCGCGCACACGAATGATACCGCCCCAAAATGGAAGGTGCTTTTTCTCCAGCCTCACATGCGCCGGAACATCGGGAAGAGGCATCGAGGCATTCACCATTGCGTCAATGGCCGCCGCCGCCGAGTCGGATCGCGTTTTACGTTTTGTCATTTTGCGCCTTGCTCAAAAAATGGGTTCAAAAAATCGGGTTAGCAAAAAAACGATGGAGATCGGAA